GTATCCATAACACAACCCAAAGGATACAACCCGAAGAAACAAAAAAGAAAAAGAATCACTTCCCCCCGCCCAAGTTCAAAAAACAGAACGCACTGGATATTGATATCTAAACATATGTAACGGCGCAGGCCCACCCCCCCGAGGGGGTGCCCCCCGCCCCTCGGATAGTGAAAATGGGTTGCCATGGGCGCAACCATGGTTTCTTTTTTCTGGGTCGGCTCGGCTCGGTCCCTGTCGTGGGTCGGTCATGGGTCGGTCGGTCATGGTCGGGCGATCCGTAACCGTTCACTTGGTCGGGGTGTCCGTGGTGTCTTGCGTATTTCTAACAGTGTTAGAAATACCCCTTATAAACATTTGTCCGTAATGCGTGGACTTAGTGGTTCAACCTGCTAAGGTCTTATACGTGACTTCGAATAAGACACAAACCAAGAGGAACAACCTCACCGATGGCAACGGCGGCACCGTTGCATTTACTACCGATTCAGTTGATACAGGGCGCGAGATCATCCGAGGCTATGAAGCTAAAGAACTCGCCGCTTATGTTTCTTCCGTTCGTCAATTTGCTCAAGTCATTAGCAAGATAGATAAAGGCCAGCGCACAGAATGGAAGGCGGAAGTAGCTAAGGGCTACACCACTAAGGAAGGCCAAGAGGTTCCTGCCGTAAGCATGGGAACCATTGACGCCATGGTTGGCGTAGGGCAGTGGGTCCTTGCCCTTAATGCTCTAGGCGTTACCGTTGCCGAGATAACGGGACTAGCGATCACCAAGAGCGCTCTCCAGAAGGGCACACGGATTAAAGCACTGGACAAAGTGAACCGTGATGATGTCCCCGATCCTCTTAATCTTGAGTGGCTCTATGAAGTTGGAGCACTCAAGGATTCCGCGACTAAGGCTAACGCTGGCAGTCGTGAAGCTAGGCCAGAGGGTAACGATATGGACGCACCAGCAGAGGGCACTAGCGCTGCTATGGGAGGCAATGAGAAGCCAGAGACTACCAAAGAAGCTCTAGACGGTATTAGGTCTAGGCAACCTAAGGTCATGCACCACGATGGTGTTTATGAAACCTTGACTATGGAAGAACTGGAAACAATGCTTCAGAATAATGGCTTAATTAATGCCAAGATTAAGAAAGCTCAAGCCAAGCTGAAAGCCTCTATGGTCTGATGTCTAGGTACCAATACTCTGACCCTAAGCCCTATCAATATGCCGAATGGTGGATGGAGAACCGACCTCGGTCGGTCATCTACCCCGAACAAAAAGAACGTTGGGCACGGTGGGGAGATGAAGCGAACTTGGAAATATTCGCTGAAGCTTTGGCGGAGGCCAGAGATTACTAACCAAAAATAAATTGGGCGGGGCTTCGGCCCCGCCCTTTTTTTTTGTTTTGTTTTTCTAACTTTGTTAGAAATTAAAAATTTTTTTGGGTGATAGTGAAAATGATAGTGAGGAGGCGGCTCCGTATGGGGAGCCGTTCCGTATGTGGAGCCGTCCCTACTGTCCGTAGGTCCTTGACTTAGGATGCGCCATAGCGTAAACTGGAGTTTGTCGATGGAGATACCGACTAACCAATTTCTAACGATGTTAGAAATTGGGGATACTTAATATTGGATACAACAAAGGGAGAATAACTGTGTCCTATATAGACTTTGAGAATATTCATTTAGCGAGTCCCGAGCTACTTAAAGCTCAAGTGACTAACCATTCAGATGTGTTTGTTGCTCATTGGGATCGCTGGAAGCAAGACTATGACGGCATAGGTCATGCGAAAGCAGTGATCGATGAGTTGCAGGGCTTGCTAAATGAGATGCAGAAACGTGGAATTAGCGCTCAAGAGTTCGACGCTGAGGCAATGGTTACGAGAATGGTTCGTGCTCAAGAGACTGCGTTTAGCAGGTCCAGTCATCTGGAGGTTGGGTGATGCCTGCTGTACCTACTTATCCTGGCCCGCTGCTAGTTCTGTGCGTAATCATGTTCTGTCGTGGTTGCTATCTGATTAGTCAGTGGTATTGGGCACGGGAGCGTGCCCGTGGACCTGAGTACTGGCAAGCAATGCTGGACTCTGAACATAGAAAGGGAGCTTGAGATGTTGGAGGCTCGTGCTCGTTGTCGTGGTAAATGCGGTAACGACTATTTCACTTCGGTAATTGAAGACGAGGTGTGGGATTGGGTTGGTGGTTCTTTAATTCAGGATGTGTGGCCTGATAAGACTGCCGATGAACGGGAGATCATCATGCAGTCTCAGCTTGTGAGGTTGTTGGATCGGCCTGCTGGCTATTCGTACTATATGTGTCCTCCGTGTGGGGATGAATTGTTTGGAGAAGACAATGACTGATTGGAAAGACAACACAATCACTGGTCGCATGCTGGAAGCATTGGAAGAAATGATCGTCCATCATGTGAACATACTTATCGATGACGATAATGAATGGTTCAATGATCTATTGGATCGCAGGATCGATGACCGCTTAAAGATGTGGTCTGAAGTAAACAAATACATAGGGGAGCAAAACAATGAAATGTCCTAGGTGCCGAGTGTCTGACCTTGCCGAGGTGCAAGCTCAGAATGCTTTGAGCCGCTTTGACTCAGGTTTGTATATCTGTAGTCCTTGTGGTGAGGATGAGGCTGTCCGTGATTTCTTCGATGGGTTCCGTCGCATGGAGCCTTGCGAGTGGCCTGTCCGTACTCGTTACACATTCCAATCCCTACTGTCAACGAGTCGTTGACTTAGGTGAATACAGGGCCTATACTTAGGTCGAAGTGCAAATAGGGTCAGTGCCCTATTTCTAACAGCGTTAGAAACAAGTTCTCATACACATCATTAACAGGGAGGTTAAGTATGAGCATCATATCCCCGACTCCATACGGTGGAGGTGAATACGGCATGATCGAGTCCGAGCATAGGTTCGGTGGTCAAATGAATGCTGTGGATGCCGCTATCGATAACGGAGTCCTATTCAAAGTCCACTCGATGCCAATAGAGATAAAGGGTCAAATACCTGAGGTGAAGAGTGGCAAATACAAAGGTGAACCTGAGAGAAAAGTTCTGTACAGGCAGGACAATGATTGGGAAGATCCCATGATTCTCAATGTGGTTCCACCTCAGCATCCTGAGTCCAATCACCAACAGTGGATTGAAACAGTAGAAGCTGCTTTTCCTAACTCATGCACAGCTATGCGCCCGCTGGATAACGGCAAGCGATTCATGGCAACCTTTGAACTAGGAGATGTATACAACGTAGCTAGCCCCGACTATCCAGACTGGTTGCAGTCGAATCTCCTTATAGGTGGTTCTTTGGATGGGACATGGCCTACGTTTATGTCTTCATATGTTGGGCGGCTCTTCTGTAGCAACCAATGCACAGCAGAGAACACCAAGATAAAGCTGCGTAGAACTACGAACCACGATCAGATTCTGTTGGATCGTAGTCTTGTGCTTGCTAAAGCAGGGCAACATGCGGAGATGTTTAACCGTATGGCTGGCGCTATGCGTCGCATACTCTTTACTTATGCTCAATATCAGAGCTTTCTTCGTACCTTTCTGCCTGAGCCGACTGCACCTGAGGGCGAAGAGGTGAGCACTCGGACCATGAATGCGTGGGAAGAGAAAATGAAAGCTGTGAAGTATTACTGGCAGGTGGAGGACGATGGTCCTGCGGCTGGTACAGCGTGGGCTGCGTGGAATGCTATTCAATCTGCGGAGACACACGACTTCACTCGCTCCTCTAGTACTGATCTGCAGATAAGGAAGCAGGTGGATCAGATTAGGGATAACGACACTCCGCTCACTCATAGGATGCGTGAGCTAGTCGGAGTTTGAGCATCCCGTCAGGTACAAGACAAATATGTTTTGTGTCTGGCTGATGTGCTTAAGCACTTCATAGCCAAACAAGGGAGAAACCAATGGCTGAATTTACAATAGAAATAGATGAAGATGGGCTGTTCAATTCTATGGAGCACCTCGTCGACAGCGCAGTAGAAAACTACTGCCAGAACATGGATTTCAGCGATGATATAAGTGACGGCATCGGCAACTACTACTACTGGAACAACATCTTTGAGCGTCACATTCCTGACCTGCTTACAGAGTGGGGATATGTCAGCGAAGAGAAACTAGAAGCCGTAGTAGAGCGCGAAGTGCAAGAAGCAATGAAAGCTATGCAGCCTAAGGATGAGCGAACTGATGACATTATCGAGATCCTCAAGACTGTCAGCAGTCTCCTTAGTGAGTTGTTGGGCAGGCTAGAATCGTGATTGTCAACGTTGGGTTGCCACGCTTAAGTAGTGACCGCAAAGTTGCACCTCTAGTCAGGAAAAAAGGTAAGGGCATTAACGAGGGGACCCCGAAGGTTAAGAACACCTTCGGGCTTCCCGCCCTTGTCTCCTGTCCTGGGCACACTCAATGGTGCGCTGATGCGTGTTATGCGTTGGCACTTCAGAACTTTCCAGGCGTTCGTAACTTGGTGCAAGAGAACTGGGATGTCGTGTCTCCTCACCTCAATGACGTAGACACGCTGCATGCCATGCTCAGTGCCATGCTCAGTGAATGCTCTATCGAATATGTGCGAGCAGGCATACCGCAGGACGAGTGGGTGTTCCGTCACTTCTGGGACGGCGACATTCCCTCCGCTGCGTTCGCTCAAGCAATCAAACGAGTAGCAGAGGACTTCCCCGAGTTTCAGTTCTGGTTGTATACGAGAACCTTTAAGGCAGTCCCTCTACTAATGGGTGTCAGTAACCTAGCCGTTTACTTATCTGTTGATAAGGACAATGTGCTGGATGCGGTTCGGACAGAGAAAGCTTTGCTGTCCGAACCGATGCTGGCGTTCTGTGCGGACACTTGGGAAGAGACTGAAGAGTTAGCTGCCAAGTTTCCACACCGACGCAAAGGACCTAAGTGTCCTGAGCTAACAGGTAAAACCCCGATGGTCGTCTGGGACGACGACGGGGTGTTCGGTCGTGGTGCATGTGTCGAATGCGGCATGTGTATCTACGGTCGCAACAATGTCAGGTTTGCTTCGACCAATAGAAAGGGAGAGTGATGAAGCACGTTATCCATGTCCATCAACAGAAGATCAAGAAGGGTGAAGCCGCCATTATTGATCGCACCTATAAAGGTTCAACACACCACCGTCGGGTCTATATAGATGGCCCTTGTTACATCGTTCAGCCTGATGAGCCTGACCGATGCGGCGCTCGTGTCTGGATCGAGACAGATGCGGAGACATACTATGGGTGAGTCTGCATTTACAGATCTAGAACGCTCGGCTTATGCGTTTGCCTTGTTCACTGTCCTGATCTTGGACGAGTTGAAACAGCAGTATGTAGAAGACCGAGACAGTTTCTTAGAGTTCATCCCAAGCATCGATGTCATAACTGATCGAGCTATTCAGTATCAGTTAGAGATGCTTGTTGAAGATCCTGAGATTGACTTCGATGAAATAGTCGAATGACGGATACAAAGCAGTGCAAGAGATGCGGTAGACCCACACGCTTGGAGTCTGAGATGTTTGGGTTTATCCGTCCTAAGAATGGTGTCCCTGATTGGCCTGTCCATATTTGGAATCAGTCTGTCTTGTGTGACGGTGCGCCTAAACGAATTGAGGTAGGAGAATGAATGTTTGGTTAGCTATCTGGGCGATACTTGACTTCGCATCAGTGAACCATGAACCACCACCAGAGAACACGGAAGTAGTTGAGGTTGTTTGTGCATACTTTGATCCGTGTGTGAGGCCGTTAGGGGTTGCTTGGTGTGAGAGTTTGCATAACCCTCGCGCTTATGCGGCGGCTGAGAAATCGTCTGGCTTGTTCCAGATCAATGAGTATTACTGGGGTGATGTCTTTGAAGATTATTGGCATAAACGTTTCGAGGTTGAGCAGTCAACTCGGTTTGCGTTCTACATAGTGGAACACACCCGAGAGAAGTGGGACCTTTGGACTTGTGGGAGATACAAGTGAAACCTAGGGATAGCAGAGGAGAATGCGGGGCAATACTTCCTGATGGAAGTAAGTGCCAACGTGAGCGTCGAACGTTGCAGCCTTATGATGGGCCTGGATCTAAAGACGGTCAGATTCCTTTGTGTCATGGGCACAGGAATCATTTCTTAAAGTACGGGACACCTCGTACGGATATTCCTATCAGGTTGATGACCACTCTTACGTTCGAGGAACGGGTTGAAACGTATTTGAATCCTGCGTTTGCTCATGTTCAGCTTGGTCACATCATTCGTGATGATGGAACTGTTTGCATTCTTTGGCAGGGCTTTACGCAGAATGGTGGATACGGAGCGGTCAATAGCAAGGTGATTGCTGAACGAGTAGGCACAATCCGTAACGCCTTGACACATCGTATGGTATGGGTTTACCATAATGGTCCCATACCTCATGGATTGCAGGTACACCACACATGCCACGAACCAAGATGCTGCAACATCAACCATTTAGAACTAGTAACAGGCGAAGACAACTCTTTCGAGGCGAGTACGCATTCCGTTGTCGTATACCAGTTAGAACAAGAGATAGAAAGATTATTAGAGGACAACGATGAGCTACGAAGACAGCTTCACAATCAAATGGGATAAAACAGATTTTGTTAAACATGGGTACATAGCCACCTACGCAATAGGTGGATGCCGATGCGACAAATGCAAACAACGATGGGAGGACTGGGAGTACGACCAAAACTTGTCAAGAGAAAGAAGAGCAAACATAAGATCCCTAACAGATGGAGGAAAACCTCGTGGATCATATAAACGGAGAACTTCTAATTGAATTGATGGATGAGACACATGACATCATCCATTCCGACCGTAAACTTGCGGTCCTTCTACTCGAAAGAGCAGAAAGATTAGAAGAAAAAATGCATCACTTCTTAAGTGAAGCCAACAATGAAGAAGAAGCCGAAGTCATACCCCTAAGGGATACTGATGGCGACCAATAGAAACAGACGACACGGATACAACTGCAAAGGGAAACCCTCAGCTTCTCATTACGGGAACGGATGTAGATGTTTGGGATGTCGTTCTGCTTGGAACCAATACAACAAGGAGAAAACAGAGAAAAGACGTGGACCAAGAAGAGAAAAGAAAGCGCCCCTACACGACGCTTACACAAGGGAACAAATTATGGAAGCTCGCTCCGATGACAGCATCGAAGTATGAGATCAGAGGGACCGTAGTCCCCTTAGGAGCAGGGTTAAGGACATCGGGATATGTTGTCCTCCAAGACGGCCATTACAAACAGTTCTTTGGAACGCTGGCCGAAGCCGAACAAGCAGCCGAAACATGGGCTGACAACGAACAAGACAGGGAGTGCTGCGAATGAGCACAGCTAAAGAATTGCATGAAACTTTAAGAAAGTTTGTAGACAACACAGATCCTTTGGTTGCTCTCAAACATCTGGACAACATAGATAACCAGTTAAGAGAACAAACAAAGCTCACCAGTTATATGCGTAGACATGCACTGTTAGATGCTGTCCACGCTGAAGGAAACCAAGCACGAGTTGGACGTAGCATTGGGTTGTCTCGACAAAGAACACATGACATGGTTGAACGTGCACAATTTGAACGTTTGCATAGAGTCGAACCGCCTCTGGGAGAAGGGGTTGTTTGACTTTAGTTGTATCCATGTTAAAATGGGGGGAACCCCCAAAAGGGTTCCCCCCATTTGAAGCAATGGGGAATTTCTATTTCTAACACTGTTAGAAATGGAGAAGTCACAAGGTTGGGTCGTCCCGTGTCTCCCTGCGGGACGGCTCCACCGAACAGGGAGATAGATGATTGAGATACGTTTACGACAGAGTTGGATTAATACATTCCTTAGATGCCCTGAACAAGCGAGGCAGGAACGCCTCGGACTTGTATCCCAAAAAGAAACAACAGATTTTCTTAGAGGGAACGCTGTCCACACAGCGATTGAATACGCAGGACGTTTAATGATGGCGGGTATGCCTCGCCCATCATTGGAAGAGATAACTGAAGTCGCAGAAGAATTTATTGTTAGTTACTCATCTGAAGTTGAAGTGTGGAGACATGAGTACGAGAAGATTGTTGATGTCGTTCGAGCCAATCTGAAAGTTTGGTATGACGAGTTGTTTCCCATCCTTGATCCTGTTGGAGTTGAAACTCCTTTCGAGAGGGAGATAGGGGTTAGGGGTAACGTTCGTCTAGTTCTTACTGGCACTGTGGACTGGGTAGATAAGTCTGGAGCGCTGTGGGATTGGAAGAATCCTGGCAGGGAGTACCAAGCTTGGGAGAAGAAGCGTTGGGATATCCAATCTCATGCCTATAGTTGGGCATTGGATGCAACGGAGTTCAACTTCGGTGTGATGGCCAATGGGAAGCTTCAAATAATTGAGATCGAAAGAACAGAACAGCATAAGAATGCTTTTCTGGAACTGTGCTGGTCGATGGTCCCGACAATAATGTCGGACGCAGAGACTTGGCCACAGAATTGGGAGGGCTGGCATTGCTCTCCTTTATGGTGTCCTGTCTGGCAGGCAGGCAAATGCCGAGGTGAACACCTCGGAGAAAATCCCTGGTAGGGAGAAAGGTAGAGATATGACTGACACAGCAAAGGTGACAGTTAGCTTCACACAGAAAGTTAGTGAAGCACCATATGAAACAGCGGACTACTCGCTCACCATTGAGCGGGCAGTTCCCGAATCAATGGGGGATGAAGGCATTCTTGCCGAAGTATCCTCTTTATTTGAGCAAGTTAAAGGTGAGGTCCTGAAACAATCAGGTCAGGAGATAGATCTTTCTCCCGATGGGGTTGTGATGCGACGCTTGAAAAGCGGCGTTTCCAGGCCTGCTAGTGGTCCAAGCCCCGCCGCCTCGCAAGAGACTGCCAGTGTCAGTGGTCCGTCAGGACCTACGGCAGCTTCAGTAGCGGCACCACCTGCCCCTGCCCAAGCAGGACCTGCTGGTGGCAAGATGAGTGGACGCACATATAAGCGCACCGAGTTTTGCACAGGTAAAGGTGCAGACGAACGTCAAGCTGCTTTCAACTTGCTTGCGTTCCATCCGAATCAGTGGGACACCAATGACGGCAACACCCTTAAGGTGTATGAGGTCAAGGAACACGCTGACGGATCAACCGATGTGACGAAGACAGGGAAGAACTTCCCCAACTTCTCGATAAGCAAGGACGCTTTGGAACACATCGGTGTAGCAACATCCCGCGACGTTGGGATCTGGGTCAACGATGGAGACAGCAATGTCCCATTGAAAGTCTGGAACCAAGCCGTTGGAGAATCCCAACAAGATGCAATCGAATGGGATTGGATCGCTCGTCGGGCAGAGCTACAAGCATTTGCCTATAAGGGCAACTGATGAGTGAGGGTGACGAAGCTGTCGCCCTCACCACCGAGGAGATCGATGCCCGACTTGCGGGTATCGATCTCCCCGAGGGAGAGCCACAGTACAAATTCTTTAAGCCAACATCCGAGGCAGTAGACCGATGGGTTGAATACGCCAAAGGCAGCCACGACTGCTTCCATCTAGGACTACAAGACATCGATAGTCGCATGAGAGGAGTCTGGCCTAGCGACGTACTCGTCGTAACAGGCAGAGCACACAGCGGTAAATCTGCGGTGCTGCTTTCCTCAATGGCACGCAACCTATTAGAAGATCCAGACTTTTACGGAGTGATCTATACTCCTGATGAACCCGAGATCCTGGTTGTATCCAAACTATATGCACTCTTATATCAACGAAATCTTGCTGAAGTGGAAGAAGCTCTTCGGACGCAAGACCAAACAGTCATAAACGAAATCCAAGAAGCCAAGTACGGCTTCCTTGATCGAATCAAAATCTTCCCTAATGCTCTGTCGTTTAACGACATGAGCAACGCAATGAGAGAATGCGAAGATTACTGGCAACATAAGCCACGGTTCGTAATGGTTGACTTCCTCGAACAACTCCCAGGAGCATCGGGATACGAGGGGGTATCAACAGTGTTAAAAGGATTAAAGGAATGGGCAGAGACAGAGAACCTGCCCGTTGGGTTAATCCACCAGTCAGGCAAAGGCTCAACTCGGGGCACATCAAGAGGAATGGACGACGGCAAATTCAATGCTGATGAATACGCAATCCTGCAACTCAATGTTTTCCGACGGAGAGATGACCCAAAGCTTTCTGACGCAGAAAGAAGAATACATTCAGTCTCTGTCTCACTTGACCTCTGCAAAAACAAGAGGCCACCTTGTCAGGTCACAGATCCACCCATTGACTATTACATGGACCCGAACTGTGGTCTTGTGCGAGAATATTATGAGAACGATATTCCTGGGGATGACAGATGGGTGGAGTAACTCTTGAAAGGTTCGCTTCTCTTCACGAAGGAGGAGCGTTAGCCGACGTAACAGAATGGGTGCATCCGTTAGAAGAAGACGGAAACGTAGCTCTTGGCTACGGAGAAGAATACCTTCAGTACATAGACGAACATCTCAATAGCAAACTTGCACTTGGGGTATATCCGTTATGGAAACGTAATGGTGTATGGATGGTCAACTGGTGTGCAGTGGACCTTGACGATGGAGAAAACTCCAGCGTCCATGCAGATAACCTGATCGCTCTTCTGGAGAAGACAGGGATACAAAGCTGGAAGGAAACTTCTAAGAGTAAGGGCTACCACGTTTGGGTTTATTTAACTGAACCAGTAGCAGCGAACGTGGCACGTAAAGCTCTGACAGGTGCATGTCGTGTCGTGGATGTCCCCACCAAAGAGGTGTATCCGAAACAAACATCATTGAACGAAGGTGCTCTAGGCAACTGTTTGCGTTTGCCTTACCCTGAGCACCGTAACCCTGGCCGCCATGAAGTTTATGATCCATCGAAAACAGATTCTTTCTTCTCCCTTGAAGAATTTGTTGACGCTGCATGGGCATCACGAACTTCGCCAGGGTTGCTTCGCTCGTTGCTTCGATTCTTCGAGGCAACGGAACCTAAAGCCCCTCAATACAAACCAGGCAACAGAGAAGATGCCAACTTTAAGGGGAATGCAAGATCGATCTGGGAACAAACAGAGTTCTCGGATCGATCAGAAGCGATGTACGCTTTTGCTAGCAGTCTTCTTTGGCAAGACTATTCAGAAGATGCAGCTATCGACTGGCTGCGACGGCTAGACGAGAGGGTTGGAAAGTTCACAGATAGAGCAGATAGAGAGAAACAGTTACAAAATATTGTTTCTAAGGCTGCCCAAACAACGAGGTACCATGACTAAACGCTCATATAAGTTCACTGTTCCTGGGAAACCAAAGGTTAAAGGTCGCCCTCGATTCGCACGAGGCAGAACGTATACTCCTAAGTCCACACTGGAACACGAAGAACACATTCGCAATCATTATGATGGCCCCAAATTTGAGGGACCTATATCTATTAGCTGTGTGTTCACATCGAAACGGACACAGGTAACTATCTCTGAACTAGATGAGAGCGACACGAAACTTCGTGGCGATACAACTAACTATTTGAAAGCAGTTGAGGACGCATTGAATGGCGTCGCCTATGACGACGACATCATGGTTTACCGAATAGTAGGGAGAAAAAAATGAAAGCTCCCGAGTTCCACAAACGTCCATATGCAGAACGATATAAGTCTATGGGTGACGAAGCTGAAGGCGAGTTCGAGAAACGAGAACGAAACTGGGAACGGTTCGGCTTTAATCGACCTGACGGTTTCGAGTTACATCAAATACCTCAAACGTTTGCAGCTACTCCCGACTACATACAGTTATCTAACGGCGGGTTCCCTCGCCTAGTAGAAGTAATGGGTATGGGTGGCGACGAAATGCTTAAAGTAAAGTTTAATAAAATTCGTGCGCTACAGTGGTGGGACACGTCCGAACTGGATGTGTGGTTTTGGATTTGGTCACGGTCACGCCAAAACTATGCAGATTTGAGTTACAGAGAACTTATGACAATCATTAACACCGAAGACATTCCTGTAGGAAACTTCGATAACAACAAATTGTTCTTCTCAATACACTCAGAATACCTGCATTGGAACGGTGGATGAGGAGAGCGAGGGAGCAAAACTCTTTAACGCTCTTAGGAAAGCAAACTTTCCTTCACTGCAACCACAACGACCTTGGACAAACGTAACCAGCAAACCTAAAAGTGGTCACTGGGGAGAAACAAACAGATCAGCTAGGAAAGAAGTTCTTTACAGGCCAACGCCTGAAACAGAAATGCAAAGCATTATGGAGGCGGGTCCTTTCGAGGACCCGCTTCGGTCTATAGAAGAACGAGAAGAAAACCGAGAAGATCTTATTCTCGCAGTACATGAAACATTCATAGGACTCACAGAAGACGAGCAGTGGCTTTACCACATGCTCGTTGACGTGGGTCTTTCTTTGCGTTTTGTGGCCATAATATTAGACATCCCCAAAACAACTATGGCCAGACGCAGAGATGAACTAGCAGAAAAACTGCGAACTAGTTTGCTGAGAGAACCAGCAGTACAACAGTACTTGAATCGAAAGACCTAGTTCTCTTCTTCAATATTCGACATGCATGCTTCAAGGAAACAACTGAAGCCCTGCAACCAATGCATCAAGGTTGCAAGGGCCATCATGTTCCCATCCTCAGCTTCATCCCACGCATTAAGAATGGAATGAACCTCAGATAAATCGAATGTAAGAAGAACACCAAGAGTTCCATCTATCCATTGAGCATGTGTTCCATCGTCAATATCCAACAAACCACGGCTAGAAACCAAAGTTTCTTGGATCTCATCTTCAATGGCTAGGCCCTCTTCGGCCATCCAGTCTGCCCAAATGTCATCGAACTGTTCTTCTTCATCCACAGGAGCTACCTCCCGAGGCGAGCCTTCGCAAGCGTCTTCAATGCTGCGATTGCAGCGGCAGCGAACGCAGTAGCTGCAGCCTTAAGACTAGACACATCCGTAACGACAACAACAGCTAACGCTGCTTCCACACCCGTCCAGACAGATCGCTCAATCCAGTCAGCCCATGAGAACTTTGTTTTAGCAGTTTCTTCGGTCACTTCTTACCTTTCCTGCTGCGTTTAGCTTTATCGAAAGCTATAGCTGCAGCTTGTTCTTTCTTGTATCCCTCAGCAATAAGTTTCCCTATGTTGTGGGAAACAACTTCATTAGAACTACCAGACTTAAGTGGCATTATCGGGTTACTTCCCGAAAGGCCGACCGCCATGGTTCTGGTTACCCAGAGATGAGGAACGCAAAAATGCTGCCGCTTTCTTAGCAGACTTACCCATTGCTTCAGCATTATCTACAGAGGAAGAATCTTTCCACTGTTTACTTTCTTTAGACATCTATAAGACCTCCTATAGAGTGTTGGGACTGGCCCATTAAGCGAATAACACATCCCAAGTTCTGGCACCCACTATGCCATCAACCTTAAGGAATGAACAGTATTTAACCTGGAACATCTTCACAGCACGCTTCGTGTTGTATCCATAGATGCCATCTATACCCCCAGGCTCATACCCAAGGTCCTTCAGACGCTCCTGAACGGCTCTCACAGCCTCTCCACGGCTCTTCCGCCTCCTAGATAGAGGACTATGGGATACAACCGCTTTAAGAGTCTCCAGATGGGCTTTGATTCCGTCCCAATCTACGCTGTTCGGATCGCCAACTTGTGACGGCATCCCTGACTTCAGCCAGTTGTACAACCAATTCCCAGGGCAAGTGGAATTTCCTAGATCTCTGTGTCCTTTGACCCACAGTTTCCCTCCGTAACGGTTATTGATGTCGCTAACCAGCCACTTAATAGAATCCAAAGCAGCCTGAGGAGCTTCTACCTCTCCCCAACCCGTAAAACAAATCGACTCAGTACGAGAATTCCAACCCTTAGTAGCACCAGAAACGACACCAGCCCCACGCCCTGCATAAATAACTCCGTCTTCGTCTACCAACCAGTTGTAAGCAATAGCGTTCCACCCACGAGAATCCATATGGAAACGCTCATAAGCTTTCAAAGCAGCTAAACCCTTTGGTCCGTTCTTCACACCACTGTGATGAAGAACAACACCCTGCACTCTTGACGGCTTCAACTTAGTGAAAGGCCGTTTAGGGGGACGGGCTTCCCACCCGTCCCGAGAAATAATTGTTCTTTCAGACATATCTAAATCCTAGACCTTGCGGAATTCTATATCTTTCTTATCGCGAAGCTCTTCAGCGAGTTCTTTCTGCATACGAATTAGCTCACTACGTTTAGTTGAAGGAGTGTTAGGACGGATGTTCGTACCTAGAAACACTGAAAGCCAAGTAGTTAGCATTCGTTCTTGTTTAGGAGCTTCATTAGGAAGAACCCTTCGCACCCTACCCAACAACGGCATGAACTGATCTAACACATAAAGAGTTTGGTCAGTTGTTTTCCATTCCCCTTTACGATTCTTCTTCGCAAAACCAAGCGCACCAAGGGCTGGCATAAGCCCAGGAATCTTTCCATAAGAGTTAGGGGCTTGTTGATATCGACCAGTGAACGGGATATTGCCAAAATATTTTTTGCCAAACGCAAGCTCTATCGGGAGCTTGTACATCGGAAAAACGCTTTCCGCTAAAGGTCGCCACGGTTCTTTACCTTCAATAGCTTTAGACCATTTAGCAAGATCACGGAACGGCAAATCAGGAATAGCATACGCTCTGTTCCCACCAATATTGAATGGCAAACGTATACCCATATTCTCTCCGAACCAGCTAGGCACTAGCCCTTCTTCAGGAGAATGCAACTCCAACTCGCCTTTCACCTGCTGCAACCGACCCCAAGCAGTAGGTTTCTTACCAATCGACTCAACAAGCACAGGCAAAATGTTTTTCTGCCAAGTCCAGAACGGAATAACCTGCTTCATCTTGCGTTCAGTTTGAGTCAGATTCGCATAATCAAAGTGATACTTATTTACAAGCTCGAAAGCATCATCGATGCTTCCACCAGTCATAGCAGTGTGATGCGCTACTGAACCACGCAACATAAACTCAGCTTCTTGGTTTAACTCACGAACTTTAGCAAACGGAGCAAACTCTGCTTGCCACGGTTTCCACGAACCTTTTCCACCGCCAATAGCATCCAACGAAGATCTAACTTCCTGAGATACCTGACCACTGCTAGCCATCCCTGTCCGATACCACGTCAAGAACGTTTCAAGCTCACCCACATCAACTGCAGACTGAAGCTGTGGAATACCCAACTTCTTCAAACCAACAGGTTTCCCGTTAGCAATAAGCTGTTCCAAACCGTAAGCAATGTCGCCTTTACGGCCACCCTCCTGAGCAGCCTTAGCAGCAGCACGACGGATACCCAAAACTCTTGTGTGCATACTCATAGGCACATCAGCAATCTGGTTGTTAATCCACATGCCACCCATCATGTTTCTCATAATGAACCCAGGAGTAGCAACAGCTTGAGCTTTCCACCAGTTCACAAACGTTGAGTACTTCTTCATAAAGTCACTCATCGCTTTGACATCAGCAGTTCTAGCAGCAGCCTGAACCGCAGCAGAAAACAGTTCAACCGAACCTTCTCCTGCCCCGTCTACAAGACTGTATCCACGCAACAAATTGTTTGTTCTATTGGATACATCTTGGGCGTTGCCAAGCCCAGACATATTAACCATGTAATCGTTTAACCGACCACCATAAACATCTGACAAATTGTGAAGGTTGCGTACTTTGCGAAGCTCATTAGCAGCAGCTTGCTGCGAATCAGCAGCACTCATTCGGATAGTTGTCCTATCTGAATCCATTAACCGCATCTTTTCTAATTTCAATTCGTCAATGATTCTTTGTTGCTGAACCATTGTTGCGCTGACTTCAGACAACTCGCTTTCAGTGAGTTGTTTCTTTCCTCGCCAGTAAGTACGTCGCTCCGCTAAATAAGCTTCTGTTTCCAAAAGCTTCTTCTGAGCACTGCTCATAGCTACTTCAAGCTCTTCAAACTTTACGCCAAGAAGATCAAACGTTTCTTGCAAAGCTTCAGTTGCTTCATCAGAAACCTGACCTGCTAATGGTTTATAAGGAACACCTCTATCAGCTTTTAAGCCAAGTCTTAAAATTTCTTCTATCTCACGCAACTTCGCATTCAACAACCTGCGTTCCGCCCCACCTATATCAGACAAAAGTTCAGCAATATTGTTACCTATAGGAGACTTCCCATCGATCAAAGCATCAGCGCCCTTGATCTGTCTGTAACGCTCAAGACGAGCAAGAATCCCCATGTCTCCTTCATCAAGATTCTCAATAGCGTGCTTAAGATCCGCCAATTCAGGCATCTCTTCCAGCCACTTCTCCCACTTAGGATTACCCTTAAAGATCTGACCCAACCGTCTAGAAATCCGACCAAGCTCATCTTTACGAGCAGCACTTATAAGCCGCTTACCGTTCTTAGCGAAATCAAACAAGCCATCGCCTGTCATCCCATTTAAGAAATCTTCTAAATCGTCAGCAGCACGAACCGTAACGTCATCCAACATGCGGTTAATAAACGTGGACTTATATGCACGCAAACCCTCGCGCATAATATTCACTGAATCTTGGATCTCTTTATAACCATCAAACAAAGGCAAGAACCCTTGAAGCTCAGGATCAATATTGTTGACAGCTTCAATGCGTTTAAGCATCTCTTCAACCTGAGCAATCTGCTCATCTAAAGAATGAATCAACTCAACAGCATCATTACGAGCATTATGTAAACGAGCAACTTCCTCAGAAGTTTGCTTCACTTTCTGACTTATGTATCCAACACCTCTACGAAGATCGAACTGAGCGCCAGGTTGGATAAGAGCCAAAGCATCGTTAGTCAAACCCTCGATCCCTGAACCATTAGCTATAGCGTCCATAACAGAAGAAATAGCTCTTAGCTCTCCTTCAAGTCTGGCTACTTCAAGAGCAGCTTTAGTAGCTGCTCGTTGACTTGTCTTACTTCCAGCCTTACCAGCCTCACCTGTGTAAAAAGCAATCTTCTCATCACGAGCAGTCTTAGTAGCTTCTAACCTATCTTTAAGTATTTGGGCATTACTAAGTTTCTTACCTGCTCTATTCATCGAAGATGTCAAACGATTAGCAGCCGCACGACTCAACTGACCATTAGCGCCACGAACAATAATTCCACGTTGCGCTAAACCATCAACAACATACTGAGAACGAATAAAACGAGAATGAGAATCTATGTAGCTCGTCAAAGCTTTAGTCATATCCGTATCGAATATGTCAACCCACTCGCTACCGTGAGCTTCTTTACCCATTCTTGAAAGCTGATCTCTAATAGAGCCAGCTTCAATATCTTTTAACGTTCCAACATGCGTTTTGTTGGTGTATACATGCCCATCTGTACCAGTAACTCTGAAACCATCGTCAGCCGCATCGTCAATAGCTTTCAACAAAGCATCTTCTAAAGCATCACCAGTCTTAGAAGGATCAACACCTAGGTCATCAATCAGCTTCTCGATACTAATATCAGGCTTTACACCTGGTTTTAAGTTCTCCCTAATAAGATCTTTCATTCCTTTAGGCGTAATCCAATTACGCTTATGAAAAGAATTACCCTGAATCAGGTCATCAGCAGCAACACCCTTTGGCAACGGCTTGCCACTTAAACGGCCAAGCTCATCAAGCTTCTCTGCGCCTTCCTTACCGATATAACGCATCAAATAAAGCTCACCAACAACGCCATCTAAATCGTCGCTGTACGGCAAAGCCTCATTAACCATCGTCCGCAAACTGTCCAAATACTCCCGAGCTTGTTCCCTTAAAGCCATATGCTTAGGGTTAATACCAAAGTCACTACCCTGCGAAAACAAATAAGGAAGATCGTTTTCAGCAGACAACATTAACTCGTCAAAATCAACACCAGCATCATCAGCGGCACGTTTAAGATTCTCTGCCCCATTCTTTGCTACCGAAGCAAACCTTGACGACCTCGTATTAGCTTGCGAACCAATACGCTGAACCCAACGACCAGTAACCTGTTCCTCTATATTGCTAGAACGAATCATTTGGTTGATATCAACGTTCGTTGAAAACGCTTTACCAAACGCCTGACCCATCTTTGTATCCGCAACCGATGCAAATGCTTTGCCAGGACCAGAAGCAGCCCAAGCAACAAAAGCAGTACTCCCTGGAATCTTCGCTAACATCTGAGCACTTCCAGGCATCTCGACTGCCATCTTCATAGCCAGTCTCGCTGCTTTATCAGCCTCAGAACCTTGCTTCACAGCAACAGCAGGTCCCTCACCTCGCAACTGCCGAACCCTATTCCTAACAAGCTTCTGATTATTAGGATTAGTTAAATCAAGAGCACGATCCGCTTCATCACCCCACCGAAACATGCCCCCAGGACCAGCAGCAGTATCGGTATACAACTGCCTGACACGCATGTCATCTAACTTCCTGCCAACAACAGGAAATATTCTTCGTAACGGCTTCTCAATAATCGTGCGACCAATCTTGCCAGTCCCAGGAATTGTAAAACGAGCACCAGACGAAATACCTATGTCGTCCAAGTATTTACTTGCAGACAACACAGACCCAGTACGGTCAACTTTTTGTGCAGCCTTCAACATATCTGCTGCTCTATTAGCATTTTGTGGCAGCTTTGCAGCCTTTCGTAAACCATTCGCCACATCAGCAGCCTTAGCGCCACGAGCCAACAGCCCAGCACCAGCCATATAAGTCAAAGGATCTAAAGCAATATCCAACCCAAGACCCACAGCAAAATCTAAAGGCCCAGGAAGATCAACGTCCCAATCCCGCAACACCTCACCCATCATGATGTTGTCACGGGTTTGCTGAACAAATTCTCCAATCGAGAAATCATTATCAGCATCAAAGATGTCACCTATCTCTTTGATACCCGAAACAATGGCAGCACGAGGCGTATCAATAGCGTCAATAATTTGTCCAAGGACAGGAATATCAAATATCCCTCCACCCTTTTTTGCAGGAGCAACATACCCAGCTAAAGGAGCAGAAGAAGACTTATTCCCCCAATCTATATTTAGATTTTTAATCATATTCCCACGGTTTTGAGGCCGTGGAGGAGGAGGAATTGCCACTTTAACTCCTAGCCGTATAGAGCAGCTTGTTCAGCAATTTTCCCAAACTGAATTATTTGATCGAGAGAAGCAGTTCTTTGCCCGTCAGCTAAATGCTTAAACCCATCAGGAAGCATCTCTGGAGTCAACGTCATAGCCATTCCCTGATCGTTGTCTGCCGCCATCCCAGCAAACTCTTTCAACAACCCAGGGAACGTAGACGAAGCCGCAGCCACATCACCAGGCATACCAAAAGACTGCCCAATAACCATTGCCCGAGAAGCCTGCGCCCGAGCCTCATTAGCCGCTGCAGCAGAAGCAGCAGCAGCATCCGCTGCGCTAATACGACGATTCATCAAAGCCTCATTAATATCTTGAAGCTCATACGACAACCGCTGAGAACCCTGGAACAGCATGTCAGAGGCATTCCGATCAAACGCCCGACGTTCCTTAGCCATCCCAGCCTTAGCACGACCAATACCCAACTGAGCACGTTCAGCACCAAGCATCGCCATACGCTCAGCCAAATCAGCACCAGACTGCATCTGAGCACCAAGCAAAGCACCCATCTCCTGACCAACTACATCCGTGTAACCAGCAGGATCAATGCCAAGATTCTTTAATCTTGCACTTGCAGCACCTGTACGAGCACCAAGTTTTCTTTCCAGTTCGTTAAACGATTGGCCTCTACGGGCTGTATACATATCTTCTGCGTTACGACGTTTAGCGTCAGAACCCAAAAGCTGTTTAACAATCGCTTCTTCGTCGCTGTCGAACTGGGCACCAGCCCTAGTGCGTTCAGCGTCCAAGAAACCTGTTAGATCGTTGTAACGTCCTTGAGCGTAACCACGATTAGTGTCTGCTAACTGTTCTGCTAATCCCATGCCGCCTTCGGCTTGTGCACCTGCAGGAAACATTTGGTCAAACAAAGCTTGCATTCGAGCAGCTTCTTGTTCTTCAAGATTTCTTATAGCTTTCTCGTACTCTGGTCTTCCTGGCCCATACATTTCACCGTCAGCGTCAGGAGAAGAACTTTTGCTGCTCCCTCCTCTTTCGGGAACTAAAGTGCCTGCTTCTTTTCGGGCAATAGCATCTTTCAAATCTTGTTCAGCATCCCCAACGCCATACGGGTTATAAGCCCCAGACGAAACCTCAGGAGGAAGCATCATTTCATTCAAACGATTAATCTGACCATTCGTCAAATAATCAGTAAGAGCTTCATTCTCCGCTGGAGTTCGATCTTTCTTTTTCATCAACATTTGGATGTAATCATTATCTGAAAGATTCAAATTACTTAAACCAGGATTTTCCAAAGGAGGTTCAGAACCGCCTTGAATAGTACCTACCGCATCTTGGATTCCGCGAAGATTACGGATCGGGGTATTTGCAGCGTCACCTAAGAAACCTCCGACTTCTCTCCGAGCAGTTCCATACCCACTCTGCGCCTTCCGCAAAGCGTCCATCAAAGCCGCATCAGCGGTTTCCAACCCACTCCCAGCAGTATCCAAACCAGTTAAAAGCGCTTGCTGGACACCATCAAGCCCAGCATTTACACCTCTCCCAAGCGTGTTAATGCCCTCTTGAACAGGTACCAAATCACCAAGTGCTTGAGCGCCACCCAAAGTAGGGTCCCAACGATTACCAGGAGCAGCATCCATAAGACGGTCATAACCTTCTGGGATACTGCCAACAGCATTAGCAACACCGCTTAAACCACTCTTCAAAACCCTATCAGCATCCGCTAACCACTGTGCTTCACTACTCGCAGGTCCAAAACTCTGCCCAGTTAATCTATTCTTACGTTGCAATGGTTGATTCACAATAACTCCTAGCCCATAGCCCGAATCTGCTGGGCAATACTCGCCCTCAACTCATTCGGATCAGAAATATTTGCCGTAGTAGCAGCCACATTCAAAGCATCAGCAAGCGAATCAGCATCAACACCACGATAATACTGCTGCTCCTGAGCCAAATCACCGCCAATATCAAGACGCTGAGAAGACAAATCATGCTGACGAAGCATGTCCCCAATCGCCCTCAACTGGTCAGACTCATACTCCCCCACCGTACGATCCTTAATCCCACTATTAACAATGCCACGCTGATTCAACCTGTCCCAAATAGGACGCTCCCCACGAATACGATTCCTCTCGGCTGTATCCAAACCATAAGCCAACTGTTGACCCAAAAGCTCACGGTTGTATTGATTGCCGCTCAAAGCGTCAATCAAATTAAAGTAATACTCATCTTGAGCAGAGGTACCAAACGTACCAATATTCGTATTACCCACAGAAGGCTGTGCGTAATACCCACTCGGATCAGAGGATACATTCGAGTTAGGAGCGAACGTCGAAGCAGCTTCAGATAAAGCCGACGACTCAGGAGTTACTGTTCCACCCCGAGGAAATGGGTCTAGAGAAGCAGCGTCGATAGTCGCCCAATCAGCAGTAGCGTTAGGACGCCCCCATGTCCCAATAGCATCATTCATGCTTTCCGCAGCGTAAGACCCAGCGTTGTTTCTCTCTAAACGACTAGGGCCACCAACCCCATACTCTTTACGGGCATGCAAAACTTCAGGATTAAGAGAAACGCCTCTAACCTTTTTAGTTTTGCCAGGAACTGGCATATGGTCAAGCAACCTAAAAGCCACAACTACTCCTACAATTAACCTTCAGTCGTCCCACAACAACAATCACAAGTACAAGTAGCGTCCTCAAGCTGCTTAATGTGAACTCGCATCAAAGCGATTTCCCATTCCAACTGTCCACGCTCACTCAAAGAAGCAATAACTTCTTCGATACCTACGTCAGCGCTCAT